CACTGGACAAACAGCATACAGCGGTACGCTCCTCATCAGTGGCTAGTGTTATTTCTGAGCACAAGTTACTTTGATGTACTTTTAGGCCCATGTTTTTCTGTGTAGCAGGGAGAGACTCATTACACCTGTCTATGTTTACTATGTACGGTTCGCCTGTCTCCGCTCTGGTGTGGATAAGAGACCACCATAAATCCCTGGCAGGTACAACTTTGACTGCTGCATTTGTCTTAGGGTCTATCAGTCTCCACTCTTCATCTTTCCTGACAGCCTCTAGGAAAGCGTCAGTTATGTTGATACCGTTGTGCAGGTTGAGACACTTGCGGTTCAAGTCGCCACCTGTGGTTTTACGCATGGCGATAAACTCTTCTACCTCAGGGTGCGATATGTCCATGTAGGCAGCGTAAGCTCCCCTTCTGGTTACACCCTGATTGAATGCTAGCATCTGGCTATCGACAACGTGCATGAAAGGTATGCTACCAGTTGACTGAGAGCCGTTAGAAGTAGCCACACCGTTACTCCTAACACTGCCCCAATAACCACCCAATCCTCCCCCGGACGAAGTAAGCCAGATATTTTCATCATAGTGAGAAGATAAGCCAACTCTGGAATCAGGAACAAAATTAAGAAAGCAAGAAATAGGAAGTCCACGGGTAGTTCCTCCGTTACTGAGTATGGGAGTGCTAAACATAAACCAGAGATTACTAGAGTAATCGTAAAGCCTCTGAGCTAGCTTGTAGTCTACTGTACCTTTATAGGTAGCTGCATACACAGAAGCCCTAGCAAAAGCCTCCTGAGCGTGTGTCTCGTCGTTCCAGAGGTATCTGTCCTTCAGAGTGCTCAGGGAGAAATCATTTAGATACTCCTCCCGGTCATAGTTTATGCTGATGCCCAAGTAATCTTGGACACCAGTTTTAGTTTCGCTTAACACTTGTTATCTGTCTCCTCGTTGCACTTCCTGTTCTATCTCCTCATCGATGAGCTTGTCGAGATAGAACCTAGCTTTACGTAAATCCTCTACAGGCTTTTTCTTGTACTTGTACCTGTGGATATATTTTAGCACAGATCCCTCACAATACGCAACAAATTTATCACCTAATTGCTGTCGAATGTAGTCGATAGCTTCGATGCCACCCTTGTTGTAATGCTCTGGTCTGTTTACTGCGTCCCACTCCTGTGGGCCAGCTTCATCAATACTCCTCATTGTACGTGTCATCCTGTAGTTCCTCCTCGAAAGATTCCAAGCGATTGATTAGTTTATCCTCGAACCTGTCTAACAACTCTGTGCTGGACAGGTCCAAAGCCTCTACGAGATCTTCCGGGTCATATCGCTGTAGCAATCTTTCCTTGATCTCCTCCATTGTAAGATTAGGCTGACACATACTGCACCAACTCATCTATCTGGCCTATTGTAAAAAACCTAAAGTTTTCTTTTTCGCACCATTGTCCCATTGTCATCTTTGCACCTTTCCTTATCTTTTTGTTGGGATCAGACAAAAGAAAAATTAACTCCTTGTCGATGCTGTCCCGGATAGCTTTGTACTTCATCGTATCACCGGCTCGAAAGAACCCCTTACATTCTATCATAATACCAGTAGCTTTGTGAACAAAATCTGGCTTGTATTTACGATACATTGTGTACGGTACATCAAACGGTTCATACGAAAACTTTCTCTTAGGCAGTATCTTAGCAAACGTAGCCTCTAAGCCTGACCTATACTGGTTCTTATAACCCTTGGATTTCAGGTACTTTCGGCTCATTTTTTACCTCTACTAAGAATTTTGGACCGTAAGCGTAAGAGAATACGCGCAGCTGGGGATAGCACGAAAATTTGAAATGACAGTAAGAACATCCTACGTCTAGTTTCTGGTTCCCACTCTTTCCATCTGGTACAGGCTCGTAGCAATGCTCTGGCGGTGCTGGAGCCTTTACGAGCTTTTTTACGTGGCGTATCCTTTCTACTATGTCTTCCTTCAAGACTTCGTATACAGGAGCTTGTGTGTCCTCCAAGTCGTACTGTAGGTACGTTAAGTGACCATTCTGTTTATCCATGGCTAACCAGCCAAACTTAGTCTCACCCTCAGAATGAGCGTAGGCTTTTATTTGATCTATATAACCAAAAGGATCATCAAAAGCCAGCGTTGCGTTTTTAAACTTCTTAAATCCATAACTACTAGCTGATTTTACGTCAGTCACTACTCCGTCTATTTTACAGTCCATATGTCCCTTAATGCCTTCGATCTCACATTCTTTCTGTTCATCCGTAACGGAGTGACCAGAGAGTCTAGTGAGAAACAAAAGCATCTCCTCAATCAAGTGTCCGTACAGAAACTTGACTAAGGTATGGGGTTGCATAGGCTCTTTCGGGCCTACGTTGTTGTAATGATTCCAGAGGTATCTATCGTCTTTACCTATGTTGGACATACGTAGTTTACGTCCATCAAAGGAGCCTCGATTGACAAACTCTTTTCTCATCAGATCTTTGACAGCCTCACCAAATTTCTCGATCTCAGCATCAGCGTCTACTGCCTTGTCTATCCTTTTAGTTTTGACTAAGGCGTATATGTCGTCTACTACTGTATGTACTGTCTTAGTGTGTTTCGGCCCAAGAGCGTCCATAGCTGTATTCTCCAGTTAGTGGGCAACGAAGATTGAAGGCGAGACCAGCAGCTTCCAAACAAGAAACTGCCAGCCTACCAAACTTCTCCTCCTGCCCCTGTTTCACTTCAGTCTGCACCTCATCGTGGACATTACCTACAAAGTGGTAGTCAAGCTTCCAGCGTTGTGCATAGTCATCTAGGATGACCAACGCTTTCTTCATAACTATTGCCCCAGCACCCTGCAACAATGTGTTGAGGGCAGAGTGTTCACTACGGATATGCAGTAGTCTACCGTCCAAACCTTTTAGCTGTCCTCTTCGAGCTTTTGACGATACTCTGAGTTTAAGATCTGCAAATGATGGGAGATTAGACATAAATCGTTGTCTAAGTTCTGCACCATCTCCAGCATCTCCTCCAACCACTGTCCCAAGCTTTCCATCTCCTGCCCCATAGAGGAGGGCATAGATGAAAGTCTTAGCCTGATCTCTTCGTTCAAGCCCTGCAAGCTTTTGGTTAGTGGTATGAATGTCTCCTTTGAGTATTTCATTGGTGTAGTCCTTATCGTCCATGTAATGCGCTAGCATACGTAACTCAAGACCACTAGCGTCGAATCCAACTAAAGATTTACCTTCAGGCACTGTCCAACACTCTCTACATTCTTTACCGTATGCAGAGTACGTGGAGGGCGTCTGGGCCAAATTTGGCTTGGAATGTGTCATTCTCCCGGTCACGGCACCATTGCTGTTTACGTAACCATGAACACGTCCATCCTCATCGTCCACAGAATCCAACCAACTGTAGACCTGTGCCATGCGCTTTTGGACTAGCAAGTATTCCGATATTAGTTTGGCCTCAGGGATGTCCGTTATCTTAGATAAGACAGACTCATCCACTACAGGTTGTCCAGTGTCGGTAAACTTTCTAGGTTTCCATCCGCACATCTTCAAGCGTTGTCCTATCTGCTGCCGGGAACCCGGATTGAAGCAAGTGTATTCCACCATGCTAAACGTCCCGGAAACTTCAGTCCAATGCTCACCAAATGGTCTTAATCCTATCTTAGATAAAGACCCATCCTTCTTAAGCCTAGGCGTAACCTCTTCAACAAAGGTCGGTATAGGCTGAAAGCTTTTCTGTAAAGCCTGTTCAATTTCATATTTTTTTTCCTTTAGCAAAGCTAATAAATTGTGTGTTTTCTTGAGGTCCAGTAACCATCCGTATTTTATCTGTCTATCGATGATACGCTGTACCTCGTGTTCTAGTTCGATGGACTCCATGTCAAAGTCCTCCATCGATTCTCTTAGATAGTAGAAAGCCTGTTCCGTTACCTCCACGTCACGTATGCAGTACTCCTCCATCTCAGGTGATAGTTTAGTCCAATCTGTGTGATCACCCTTAGGAAACCCTAGGATCTTACCCCAGTTTCTGAGGCTGTGGCCCTTGTCTCTTTGTGGGTTGTCAAGTCTTGACATTACCAAAGTATCTACAATCCTACTTTTGTCTATGTCTATGTCCCATAATCTTTTCAAAACTGGAGCATCGTAGCCAATCATATTGTGGCCTACCACACTCTCGTCATTGTCAAGTGTTTTCTTCAGGGACTCAGCATCGTAGTGCTTTAGTACAACACCACTTTGCTTAGTTACAGCTAGCCAAATCACGTCAGGATTGAGACCATTTGTCTCTATATCTAGGAATATAGGATCTTTAGAAATCACTGTCTAAATCCTTAGGCGGTGCTACTTCACCCATCCTGCCAGTAAATTTATCGTACTTCAGATAGCAAGCTGGGCCTGTAAGACCGGCATAACGATTCTTGAGTACACGCACT